CTTCTCGCTTTCAATGTGTTTGTTAATTTATTTTTACTGCCTTTTCGCCTGTGAATTGTTCCCAGCGTTCAATTATAACGTCAACGTATTTAGGATTTAATTCCATCATAAAACAAGAACGCCCTAACTGTTCGCAAGCTATAAGGGTAGACCCCGAACCGCCGAATAAATCAAGAACATTATTCTGACTGTAAAGCTGTATATATTTTGCACAAAGTTCAACAGGCTTTGAATAGCTCAGCTCGTTATCTGAATCTTTCTTCCCTATATAGCATTTACTGTATGTTTCTTTTGGCAATCCTTTGTTCGGGTCTTGCTTTCCTATGATTGCAATATACTCACAATCAGTCATCATATGACCTTTGTAATTTGGCACTCCGCAAATTTTCTTGTAAAAACACAAGTCATATGAAAGTTTATTGTTTTCTGCAAGCTCAATATATTTTTTTATCAACGGCTTATTGTGACAAAATATGTTTGTTTCGCTTTGCATAATAAGTTTGGAAGGTTCGAAAGTGTTAACGCCATTTTGCTGTATCTGCTCCATCGAGTTTGCTCTTTTGAGTATCCCGCCGCCTTTTGTTTCGAGCTGATAAGGTGGGTCGGTAAAAGTAAGTTCGCATTTCTCGCCATCGAGAAGTTTGTCAATTTCTTCTTGATTCAGTGCGTCACCGCACATAAGCCTATGGTCGCCAAGTTGATAAATATCCCCGAGCTTTGCTTGCGGCTCTTCGGGAATTTCAGGCACATCATCTTCGATTATTTCGTCGCTCCCTATACCTTCAATTTCAAAATCAAACCCAAACTCCGACATATCCAAATCAATATCCGCAAGCTCAACATCAAGCAAAGAAAAATCCCATTCCGCAAGCTCTGCGGTTTTATTATCTGCAAGTCTGAACGCTTTGATTTGGTCGTCTGTCAAATCATCCGCAAGTATGCAAGGGATTTCGCTCAAGCCGAGCTTTTGCGCCGCTTTTAATCGGGTATGACCGCAAATCAATACATTTTCGGTATCAATAACGCAGGGCTGTTTGAAACCAAATTCTTTGATACTTGCCGCCACTGCGTCAACCGCTTTGTCATTAATTCGTGGATTGTTTTCATACGGTTTTAATTCGCCTATTGGCTTATTAATTATTTGCATAAACACCTTCGCTTTCTGAAATTTTAACAACGACAAAACCGCCCCATCTGGAGCGGTCTGCCGGTAAAATTATCATCAAAAAGGAGATATGAAAAATGTATCTTGTTTTCGTTTTTCTCTATTTTATATTATACTGCCTTAAAACGTAACAACGTAACAGATTTAAGAATATTTACCAAACGTATCTGTGACACATCATTTTGATTGAATCAGGCGTTGAGCTGACCTTAACCGCAATCTGCGCCCAGCTCATACCGCGTTTTAAACGCATATACAGGCAGTTGTCCTCAAATTTCTGCAAATTGAGCTTATTAATCGCCGAATCGCGCCTGAATCTTAACGCCTGAATCTCGGTGTTAAGGTCGGCAATTTCCGCGACAGCCCTGCCGATTTTATCGCCCGAGCCTGAGCCGGACGGCGCTTCGCTGAGCTTTGGCGTAGTTGAACAAACCTCGCTCTCGAGAACGCCAAGCCGCGATTGAAGCCTGTGAATCTCCTTGTCTATGATTTTAACTTCCTTATATGTCATTTAATTATCTCCGTTTATAAAAAGCATAGGGGTATTTGTTTTTGTAATAGAATTCCCCAAGTTTGTACAGTCTTTTGATGTTTTTGCGACGAATACGGCGCTTTTTGCCGTGAATCGCTAAATGTTTCAGCTTGGGATATCGTTTAGCCGCTTTGCAAAAATACATTGAATTTTTCATTGCTCTGTATTTCTGCTCGCGGTAATAGTCTCTCAAAAGTGCATTAACTCGCAGATCCCGTATGATACTTTTGAAAGTGTCAATAAATGCCGGTAACAATTTTGCTATTCCGTCAGCTATCGATTTTATCATAGCAATTGTTCTATCTACGATTTCCTCAATTTCAATATTAATTTCTGCCATTGTTATTACCTCCCTGCAAAAATAAATTTCCCCTCACCGAACCGCGATGAAATTGTGAGTTGATGAATATGTATGCTGTCATTAAAAATGCGGTCCGGCAAGGGTAATTTGCGATTACTTCATATAATCACCTCGCCTGTATCCTCTCCGCCCCGAGGTTAGTCACGGTAAAATGAATGAATTTTTATTGAAACAGCCGAGCGGTGCTGTTGTGGGTATTTTTTATCAGTCGCCCCAATCCAGGGCTTGTCCGCAGTTATAGCAAAAGTGTTCTATAGAAGGGCAGATATCAATTGTAGTGCCGCAGACAGAACATTCCAATCCGCCTTCTTCGTTTCCAACCGGCTTCCGCTTAATCTGCTTCAAAATCGCAGCTCTTGCTACTGCAACCGCAGCTTTTAAATTATGCTCATTGACCGGCAGCCTTTCGGTAGAGTTCAGACGATTCAACTCGGCCAATGCTCCTTCGTAAGTTAGACCTTTATTACACATTTTTATCACGCTCCTAAAAAAATTAAAATATTTTCAAAAAAAGCCTTGACAGGTAACTCAATGGGTGTTATAATGATATTAAAAGATAACCCAATGAGTTATATAAAAGTAAAAGGAGATAAGTTATGAAATTTGAAGTTATTAACAACGAGACAGGTTCCATTGACTACAGAGGCTATGTTTTTGCGGCAAAATCCGACCGGTTTATTGATAACGAGTTGTTCAAACAGCTAAAAATTGAACGCGGTGAAATGTTCGTTGAAAATCAAAAAGACGCTTTCTATGACGGCTGTTTTAATCCCATATGCCGAGGCGATGATGAAAAGCTATATGCAGTTCAATTCGTAAATGTCGGGAATCAAGAAGTTCCATATAAAGAAGTTCCATTCATTTGGCAAGAAGTCGAGCCTATGACCGTTGACAACTGTACGATTGAAAAGGCGAGAACCTTTGCACGTTTAACGCAAGCTCAAATGTCGGAAAAGATTGGGATACCGATTAGAACGATAAGCAACTGGGAGACAGGTTCACGCACCCCGAACGACTGGACAGCTCACCTTGTTAAATCTGAGTTGTTAAAAATCGCTCACGAGAACCAAAGCAGCCGTATAAATTAACCCTCACCTCCGGGATTGTTCCCCGGAGGTTTTTTCACGCTCCTTCAATGCCTGTTCGGCTTCTGCCTGAGTTAAAAACACTCGTTTGCCAATTGATTTACTCGAAAAGCCTATTTCACCGACACCGCAATCATATCCTATTGTGCCGCTTTTATAAATTGCGACTTCGTCCACTATCGCGCTATTTATTTTATCTTCGCCGTTGATGTTTGCAATATAATAAACCGTATCCCCGGCTTTGCACGGCAGCTCCACAAATCGGGAGCGGTCTTTGAAATTCTCGCAATCGTCACTAACAAGCACCTGCTCAATATCTGTTGCGTCTAACTCAACACCTCGAGCGGCTGCTAAGCCCATAACATATTCCCGGCACACCTCAACGTGCACACAATCCTTACAACTCGCCATCACTCGCTCTCCGCTTCCTTACAATCGCGCCATTCAAGCTTGTATATGATTTCGCCTGAAAGTTTTGAATATTTTCGAAGAACTATACCGCTATTTCTGGCACATAATTTATTGATGAATTTAAGCATTAAATTTGCTATTCTAAATTTCATTACTCGCTCACCTTCTTAATCAATGGACATTCTTCCGTACCTTTGAAACTTGCCCAGCTAATAGGCATACGCAAAAACCTATACTGGTTATCTCTCAATTCCTGTGTTAGCTGCGCTCGATAACATTTTTTCGGGCATTTGTTCTTCTTGTAATCGTCGCAATGTGTTGCGTCGTGATTCATCACTCGCTCACCTCCGCTTCGATGATGGTATCCGCGTTCCGCGAAATAGAATCTCTCTCATTCTTCTTTGTCCTCCTTTTTCTTATTACTTTCGGCTCGTTTCTCAGCGTTCAGCGCTGCGCCGATTGTCAGACCGGACGCTGCTCCGACTATAAATCCGATGATTAAAAATGCTATCATGTTGTGACCTCTCTTAAAGATAGATATTGTTCGATGACCTTTTGCGCAAGTCGCGCGCCATAGCATACTTTAACAGCATAACCGTTCTTACTCAGCGCCGAAAGCCACATCAATTGATTTTCTGTCGGTTTATTTTTGCCAACCTTCATTTCTATGTACATCCCGTGGTATTTACC